GCTCATGATTACCTGGATAAATTTCTCCCTTATACTGATTGAAACCACAATAGACAGGGTTATCTAGTATGGTCCTGACAGCCCGATAACTCCAAGGCACATGCTTTGGGTATTTCTCATTCAGATCATCTCTCAGTTTAGTAATGGATCTCCCTCTTATGTAACTTTCAAAGATAAACTTAACAGCCACGGCCTGAGCTGGATTGATAGTAATAGTTCCCGTCTCTTTGTGGTAGTCGTATCCATAGGATGTTTTAGCCCACATCATGGATTTTCCAGCCTTGGCCCGTCCTATTTTCCCAAGTTGCATGCGTTCCTTGATTTGTTCCCTTTCTAGCTGAGCAAAGACAGAGAGTAGCCCAATCATGGCCTTTCCAAAAGGAGTAGAGGTGTCAAAATTCTCCTGTAGGCTCAGAAACGCTATATTATTCTTTATGAAAATATCTTCAATCAAGTAAAGCGTGTCTTTTTGACTACGGCTAAGACGGTCCAGCTTATAGACTAGAACTGTGTCAAATTTTCTTTTTTTAGCGTCTTTGATAAGTCCCTCGAGTGCTGGTCTGTCAGTATTGGATCCCGAGAAACCACCATCAGTATATATCTTGTAGACGCTCCAGTCTTTAATGTCGCAGTAGCTAGAGAGCTTAGCTTTTTGCTCATCGATTGAGTAGCCCTCTTCTGCCTGAGATGTGGTAGACACCCTAACATAGATTGCGACTTTATTTGTAGTTATCATTGAATTTGTACCTCTTTTTTGATAAAATAGGTACAAGAAAAAGAGCTTTTTAATGCTTTTTTCTTGCCTACAGCCTCACGCTCTCGGTCGCCAAACTTCTGAGCGTGGGGCTTTTTTGTTTTGTCATATTTCGTCTACTCTATCTTGTAAGATGATCAATTTTTCTTTTAGATCATTCACTCTTGCTAGATTGCTATTCATTTCATTTATGTAGCGATGGATTTCATTGTGAATTTCCAAAGCACTTGTTGGTGCATTTAGGGAGTTGAAATAATCAACTAATTCCTTGTAAAAATTAGCGTATTCGCTGTGATATTTTATTTGCATTTGGCACATCATTAAATCAAATTTATTTTTGTCCCATGTTGGAAAGTCAATATCAAGATTTGTTGGATATTCTTTAGCTGAGTGTATCTCCCATAGTGACGAGTATTTGTCAGCAATAACCTTTCCTTTCTCGGTCAAAAGCGTTTTACCGTCATCATCATAAAGTAAGGATTTATCTTTGAATTTTCTTGTTATTTTTTCAGCGTTTAAATTGTAATCATAGAAAAAATATTGAGGGATTGAGATAGTCGATTTTCTTCCACTTTTTGTTTTACTCCACCAAACCAAGAGCAATAACTCTCTAAGAGGATATCCCTCTTGAGTTATAAATCTATCGTTGTATTTTGGGAAATCAAAACTCCGCCCATAAATTTCATGCATATTAGGTCTTGAGTTTATTATCCTGAAATATTCGGGTCGATAGTAGTCAAACTCCTTAGATTGGGTAACAGTAACAGAAATTTGTTGCGACTCTTTTTGCTTTTTGCTTCCAAATAAAAAATTAAATATTCCCATATTAAAATCCTCTCTAATGTGATTCAGTTATTGCACATATTTTTAAACCTTATAAATATCTACGACCTCTCCGATTGTTCGGATGTCGTCGTTCATTTTACTTTTACGATTTTTGCCTTTTTAACTACTACTTTTATTTATTTCTTTTAAAATTCTATTCTGTTCTTCTAAAAGTTCGATGACTCTATCTAGTTTCTTAACAGTCTCATTTTGGGCATTCACTAATGAGCGTGACATTTTCATGTCTGCGATACTGATAGCCTTCATACTTTCGTTATGACTGTCTACATTATCGTTTACACCGAAATTATAGGTGTTGGTATTGCCGTTTCCAGCATCTAATCCGTTTACGCCATGATTATCCCCCAATATTATGTTGTTTGATTTGTTAGAGCTCTCGTCAACTAAAGTTTCAGGGTTTATATTTAAAGCTCTACAGATCGCAAATACCGTCTCGGCTTTTGCATTCAACACCCCCCGTTCGAGGATTGAACGCACTGTCGTGTACGGAATTTCGTTTTCAATTGAAAAATTCCTCACGTTTCCGGATTTCACTTCCATCATCTTTTTTAATTTTTCTTCAACTTCCAAGAAAATACCTCCGTTTTTTGTTTTGTTTATTATATGATACTACAATAAGTCGTATATGTAAATAAAAAAAGTTAAAAAAATCGTACATTTTTTATTGACAATGTACGAAAATTAGTATATACTAAAATCATCAAATAAAGAGAGGAGCCAAAATGAAGAATATCGAACTTGTCAGAAAAGAAAAAAATGTAAGCCTTGTTGATATAGCTGACCTTTTGGGCGTTAGATACCAAACCGTCCGAAGCAAAATTAATGGGGATTCCGACTTTACTTTCGGAGAGACTGTTGCGATTAAAAAAACGTTCTTTCCGGAATATGAACTGGAGTATCTTTTTAGCGAAGGCCAGACGCCGGCTTAATTTTTTTCCTTTATATACGAAAATTAGTACATTTTAAGCAAATTTTTACGAGGAAATTATAATATGAAAAATAAAAAAGAGCAATGGAAACCACAAATCATCAACATCATGGCAGATGGTTCGGTCGTTGAAGACTTAACAGGATATGTCATCCCTGCTGGTCATTCGTACTATGACATCATTTTAGGCATGAACAAACGAGAGTTACAGAAAGGGACTTAAATATGAGGTATGCAGTATATAATCAGGAATACCAACGAGAACTACACTCAACTGAACAACCACTCAGCTCAAAACTCAAATCTGAGTTTACAAGCTAAAGGGTTGCTATTGGTACTGATGTCTAATAAAGATACATGGCGCCCCTATATTGATGAGCTTTCCAAACGCTCCAGGAATGGGCGTGACGCGCACAGGGCTGCTTTTGATGAGTTAAAAGAGGCTGGTTATATCCGTATCTATCGCAAGAGCTTTGGTCGTGGTAAAGGTATCCAGAATTTTCCTTTAGTTCAAGATGTACCAATTTCAGATAGTTATTGGGAGTATTGGGTAAGCAATCTTGAAAAAGAGTTATCCACAGAATAGAAAAAGGTTTTATTTACAACTTACTGAATTTACAAAGTTGAAAAGTTCAAAAGTTGAATTTTACAAAGTTGAAAAGTTCAAAAGTTGAAAAATCCGACACTAATAATAACTAATAAATAATAATAACTAACTTAATAATAATCTAAGCCTTACGGCACTAACTTAGTAATAACTACTAACTTACAACAAACTCCTACTTCTCTAAATAAATAAAAGAGAGAAATTTCAAATTTAGGACTTTGCAAAAATGGGAAAGGAGTACTCATGAAGCAATTAAAACTAAGCATTAAACCAAAGAAGGAACCTACTGAAGGTCAATGTCTGCATTCGTCAGGCTACTCAATAAAAATCAATGACTGGGAGCTTGGTAGAGGGGTAACTGATTTTAAATTAGAAATGTCAGCAGACAAAAAACCAAAAGCCACCGTCACATTTACACCAGATGTTATTGATGTAGATGAGATGATGGCAGTTGTAGGAGTTCAAACATTACTGTCTGAACTCAATGAATAGACCGCTGAAATCTTCCTTGAGTAAACCAGTGATTTGACCAGATGAAATCAGTTGCTTGGCGGTATCTTTGAAATCATCTTCCTCAAATTCTGGAGCGTGGAAGTCGTGCCCTGTACCTACTGGGATAGATGGCTCAAGCGCAGCAAACTCAAGAATTTTATCAGCGAGAGTTTGATTAAAACTCATTACTTATCCTCCTTTCGTTTAGGATAAGTTAATTATAGCAAAAAAGCCCCTCTGGAACGGCAATTTCATTGAGGGACTAAGCAAAATACTTTACGAGGTAATTATATCATGAAAACAGTAAAAAAGGAATGGAAACCAAGAATTATAAACATTATGGCAGATGGTTCTCAAGTTGATGATCTGACAGGGTACGTTATCCCTGCTGGTCATTCGTACTATGACATCATTTTAGGCATGAACAAGCAATCTAACGAGAAGGATGTAGCTTAATGAAATCACTTACTAAGTTAAAACTCAGATTCGAAGGTGCTATTAAATCAATCAACCTTGACTGGAGAGAGGTAGCGTTAGAGCTTATGAATGATCTTATCAAAGAACAGCAAAGTCACTTTGCCAGCAAGCAAGAAATCTATGACCTGAAACAACAATTGGCAATCTACAAAGAGA